TTTCTGCCGACGCACAGCAAGAAACACAATCTTTGCAGTCCAGAATGCCGCTCAATTGTTGGCCGCATGAATGCAATGAAACGGTGGGCATCTGGGAAATTGAGCCTGACATCCCGCGAGGTGCCGTAGGAGTTAAAAATCGCGTGGACCGCCTTAGAGCATTGGGCAATGCGGTCGTCCCGCAAATCCCGGAAATCATCGGACGGGCAATAATGCAAATGGAAACGCCATGACCCCAACCCAAGCACAGATCGAGGCGGCGGCCAAAGAATTGCACGACCTGTATTGCAACCGCTTTAATGAGTTCAGCGGGAACGATTGCCCCGATTGCGCCCACGCCGCCAAAGCCGCCCTCGCCGCAGCCGCACAGGCGGGGGATGAGGCGGCGTATATGGCCGGATTTGAGGATTGTCAGCAAGGAAGAACAGACCGCTATAGCGCATTGAAGGACAAGCCAACATGAATATACCGTGGTGGGGTCCGATAGCGTTTTGGGGTCTCGTCGGATTGGTCGTTGTTGACAGGCTGGTCGGGGGTGGCGTCCTCGATGCCGTTGCCGATGAACTCGAAAAGCAGCACAAGAAGGAAATCGACAAGCAGTTCGGCTGGAAAGACTGATCATGCCCGTAGCCTTCGCTGATATTGCTCAGGCCGCCAGGGCGGAGGGGTTTGCCGCGGCTAAGAACAAGTGCCGTGCGGCTGTAGAGGGTCTGCCTGTTTTTGGTAGTTGGGATGCAAGAATACTTTTGATGCTGGTTCGCGTCATAGACAAAATCAAGGACGAGCCATGACCGAAATGGCGGAGCTGCAAGCCAAGCAAAATATGCTGCGGTGGCGGCGCTCGCCGGCAACCATGGTGCGCGAGTTGTTTAAGGTTAATCCGGACCCTTGGCAGGAGGAAGCGCTCGAGACCTACGCCAAGGTTCCCCGACTGGCGATGAAGGCTTGTAAGGGACCAGGGAAAACCGCCGTTCTATCGTGGATAGCGTGGAACTTTCTATTAACTCGACCTCAACCCAAGGTGTTGGCCACCTCCATTTCAGGAGATAACTTAGCTCTGGGTCTGTGGACCGAGATGGATCTGTGGCGGGGTAAGAGCCCATTGCTGAAAAAACATTTTGAGTGGACCAAAACCAGGATCTACCACAAGGGCCAATATGAAACAACATGGTGGATGGCGGCGCGCCAATGGTCGCAGAGTGCGGACAAAAGCCAGCAAGCGAACACCCTGGCGGGTATGCACGCAGATTACATACTGTTTCTGCTGGATGAGAGCGGCGGTATCCCCGATGCTGTCATGGTTACGGCAGAGGCGGCTCTCTCGTCTTGTATCGAAGGCCACATCGTCCAGGCGGGAAACCCCACCCACCTGAGCGGTCCCCTCTACAGGGCCGCCACGGAAGAAAAAGCCCGATGGAAGATGATCGAGATATCCGGCGATCCGGATGATCCGCGGCGCTCCACCCGCATATCGCTGGAGTGGGCGAAGGATATGATTAAGCTGTGGGGGCGCGATCACCCCTACGTCCTGGTCAACGTCCTCGGCCGCTTCCCGCCGTCGTCATTCAACGCTCTTATTGGTCCGGATGAGGTTCGCGACAGCCAGAAGCGATTCTACCGGGATTTTGAGCTCGGCAATGCTCCCAAGGTGCTTGGTGTCGACGTTGCGCTGTTTGGTGATGACCAGAGCGTGATTGCCTTCCGCCAAGGCTTGCAGATGATGAATTTCAAGAAGTACCGCAATCTCCAGCCAAGCCAGGGCGCCAGCATCGTCGCGCGGGAATGGAAGGACTATGGAGCACAGGCCGCATTCGTTGACGCGACGGGCGGTGCGGGTGCCGGGTGGGTCGACAGCCTTATGCTCTTGGGACACGCCCCCATCGGGGTTCAGTTCGCTGGACAGGCGCACGAAGCAGCTCGCTATGCCAACAAGAGGGCCGAAATGTATTTTGAGGCGGTCAACTGGATCAAGCGGGGAGGGGCTCTACCGCCAGACGATAACTTAGCCGCCCAATTGACCGCCACAACATATACATACGAAAAAAGAGGCGATCGGTTCCTTATCGAGCCGAAGGAAATGGTGAAGGCCAAGCTTAACGGCAATTCCCCGGACGAGGCTGATGCGTTTATTCTGACGTTCGCCGAACCGGTCCATCCGCCCGATCAGATGGGCCGGCCGCGGCACGAGTATAAGTATGACCCGTTTGCCGATACCGGCCGGCGCACGGACGGCCCGGCGAGCAAATTCCTCTACGATTACGATCCGTATGCAAACTAGGGAGGGACGATGACCTACCTGCTCATTATAATGTTCGGCGGCGCGCTCTTGATCGGCGCTCTTTGTGTTGGCCTTCTGTATCTCGGCACTTTCGACAGCTACCAATGATTAGAAAACTCAGGCTGTGGTGGTCCCGCAACATTGGCTTCTGGGTGCCGCCAGTTGGTGTGTGGGAGCCAGCCGGCTACTACGGCATAATGCGCCGGTTGCGGCCGGACGGGTTATATGAGTATCGGAAAATGACGGACGACGAGTATAGTGATTGGGCAAGCGGGGAGGCTTGGTGATGGGCGAGCGCCATAACATTTTCATCCTGACCAAGCGGCTCGAGCGCATGGAAGAGGATCAGGTCAAATTGCTCCAGCAAATTAACTCCTTGCTTGCGCGCGTGGACGAGTTGGAAAAGAAACAACCGATCGACGTGTTCTCCGTCGGGAAGGCATAGGCAACAGTCAGGCTTTGTGCTGTCGTCGCATGTGCTTTAACGTGCCGACGCATTATCCCGTGGCAGAACGATGGGGACTGTACCTATGGCCGCGCCTACGATTCCAAATATCGGCCCGCTAACAGTCCACACACTCACCGGCACAGAGCTTTTCTATTTCGAATCCGGATCGCAGGATCAGCAACGGATCACCGCGGCTGATCTCGCAACATATATAAGTGCGCTGCTTGTCGCCGGAGCAACCGGCGCGACAGGACCAACGGGCGCAACAGGCGCGACAGGGTAATAAATGCCCGGCCCTCCAACTATTTACAATATTGGTCCGGAAACAGTCACTACGCTGTCGGGCGATGAGTTTTTTCAATTCCAGGCTGAGTCTCAAAGCGTCAAGCAAATTACCGCTGGCGACCTAAAGACGTATGTCGGTGTCGGACCAACCGGCTCGGCCGGCGCTACCGGCACGACCGGTGCAGCAGGAGCCGCGGGAGCTACCGGCGGCACGGGCGCTGACGGCAGCGCTGGCCCGACCGGAGACACAGGCGCCGCCGGCGCTACAGGATCGGCCGGCGGGACAGGTGCAACAGGAACGGCGGGCCTTACAGGCGCAACAGGCGCCGCAGGCTTAACCGGCGCAACCGGAGCTGCCGGCGCACCCACAGGTGCGACAGGGGCAACAGGTGCGACGGGGGCCACTGGTGCAACCGGCTCTACCGGGCCAACAGGCCCATCCGGCACCGGCGCAACAGGCCCGCAAGGCCCGCAAGGCAATCCAGGTACGGCGGGAGCCATAGGTCCGACCGGAGCCACAGGCAATACCGGGAACACAGGCACCGCAGGCGCGATCGGCCCGACCGGAGTAGGCTCTACCGGAAACACCGGCAATACCGGAAACACAGGCAGCACAGGTACGACAGGCACCACCGGCGGCACTGGCGGAACAGGTGGGACAGGGACTACCGGGCCGACAGGTGCAACCGGCGGAACTGGCGGCACCGGCGATAGCATTACAGGGTCCACGGGAGACACCGGTGCCACCGGCGGAACTGGAGCTACAGGACCCACGGGTGCCACCGCTGGAGATACCGGAGACACTGGAGCAACCGGAAACACTGGTGCGACAGGTGACACAGGAAATACAGGCAATACGGGAAATACTGGCTCAGGTAATACCGGAGCCACAGGTGCCACGGGTGCGCAGGGAAACACCGGCACAGCCGGGGCAATTGGCGGCACGGGACAGACGGGCGCGACGGGACAGACGGGCAGAACAGGGGCAACAGGTGCGACGGGAAATACCGGAGGAACAGGAAATACAGGTGCGACCGGATCGGGCAACACAGGCAACACCGGAGCAACCGGTGCAACCGGGACCGGCTTAGTTGCCAACGTACAGCCAAATAACTACACGACCGTCTTAGCCGACGCGGGCAAGATGATCGTCCACCCGTCGACCGACAACGTGCAGCGTACCTACTCGATCAATAGCAACGCTAACGTGCCCTATCCGATAGGAACGCAGATTACATTCCCCAACCGTTCCGCCGCCAATCTGCTAATCACAATTGTCTCGGACACTCTGATCCTGAGTGGGTCGACCAATACTGGCACGCGCACGCTGACACAGAACGGCATAGCCATCGCTACCAAGATTGAAACAACGGTCTGGATCATCTACGGCGCCGCAGGCACCAAGTTTAGCGTCTTGACCTAAGAGGACAGAAACTATGTCTTTCATCTCTCATCTGTTCGGCGGCGGTGCTACGCCAACCCCTCCGCCCCCTCCCCCTCCACCTCCGCACCCGCCGACGATGGCCAACGCCAGCGTGCAACAGGCCGGACAGCAAGCGGCGCTCGAGGCCGCGGCGGCAAGCGGGCAGGGCTTCTCCGATACCATCAAGACGGGATCGCTAGGGGCGCCGAAGCCGAATACGACCTCGGGTGCCGAAACTCTTGGCGGGTAGGAATGTCATTTGCCGGCGCCAGCCATTTCGCCATGCCACCTCCGCCACCAGGCGGGGGCTTTGCAGCGCAACCGATCACTCCGGCAAATACGTCGTCGGGGGCCAATCCGGCTACGATCACGCAGGCCGCCCACACGCGCATGACAATGGGTGAACCGCAGGATCCAACGCCGGCACCGCAATTCGGCTCTTCCACCGGACAGAAAACGACGTTAGGGCAGTAAATGGCCGATCAAGCCACAGCCTCGGCAGCCTACGAAGATATGGGTGCTTCGACACTATCGAAGCAGCCGCTGACGGCGCCCGACAAGCTCGACAAGATGAACAGTGCGTGGAGTACGTTCTTCCTCCACTGCGAGGCGCGGCTCGGGATGCTGCGCAACTGGCGCTACTCCTGGTGGTCGCATTGGGCAAGGCTCGCCGAATACTTCCTGCCGCGGCGCTACCACTGGCTCGTCGTCGCCAACCGCATGTCGCGCGGAAACCCGATCAACGATGCGATCGTGGACTGTACGCCAACACTAGCGGTCAATATTTGCAGTAGCGGCCTGTGGACCGGGATGACCTCTCCGTCGAGGCCATGGTTCGCGATCGAGATAGGGCTGCCATGGCTGGAGCTGGACAATGAAGGCAAGGCGTGGCTCGAGGACACCCAGAAGCGGGCTTATCAAGTTCTTGCGCAAAGCAACTTCTATCAGGTCATGGCACAGGCGTTCCAGGACGTCGTGGTGTTCGGCACCGCGCCGCCGATCGTCTACGAGGATTACGAGGATATCATTCGGCTCTACCTACCCTGCGCCGGTGAATATTATCTGGCCGCCGGTGGGCGGTTGGACATAACCGATCTCTACCGCGAATTCACCTTCACGGTAAAAGAGATCGTCGATATGTTTCAGCTCATCAATTGCCCGGCCGAAGTAAAAAGGCTGTGGGCGCAAGGCGGCTCAAGCCTCGATAACGAATTCGTCGTCGCACACTGTATCGAGCCCAACTTCGCCGTGTCCAAGCAACAGGGCGGCGACGAGGAAGTGTCGATCGTCCCCGGCATGTTCGCCTATCGCGAGCTTTACTGGCTCAAGGGAATCAAGACGGCACAGCCTCTAAGCAAACGCGGCTTTCACAAAAAGCCGTTCATGGTCGCGCGCTGGAGCACGGTCTCCAATGACCCCTACGGCCGCTCGCCGTGCATGGACGCGCTCGGCGATAACAAGCAGATCCAGCTAGAGACCCGCCGCAAGGCCGAATTCATCGACAAGGGTGTGCGCCCACCGATGGGCGCCAATGTCGAGCTCAAGAACGAGCCATCGTCGATCATCTCTGGGATGATCACCTACATGAGCACGGAGGGCGGAAAAAAAGGGTTCTGGCCCCTGTTTGAACCGCAGGCGCAATGGCTGGCCGGGATCACCGCCGATATCGATAAGGTCTCCGCGCGCATAGAGCGCTGCTTGTTCGTCGATGTGTTCATGGCGATCACGCGCATGGAAGGCGTGCAGCCGCGCAATGAGCTGGAGCTGACCAAGCGCGATCTCGAGCGCCTGCAACAGCTCGGGCCCTTCATCACGCTGTTTGAGAATGAATTTGGCAATCCGTTCTTCGAACGGTTGCTCGATATTATGACGCGGCGGAAGATCCTCAAGCCGCTACCAAACTCGCTCAAGAACGTCCCCCTCAAGATCAAATATACCTCGATCATGCGGCTGGCGCAGCAATCGGCCGAAGCCGTGGGAATGAAAGATTTTTTTTCGACTATGGGCGGTCTGTCGTCCGCGGCAAAGGCTGCCGGCGTTCCGGACCCGTTGCGCATTGTCGATCTGGACAAATCGGCGCGACGGTTTAGCGATGTGACGAACTTCCCGATCGATTGCCTGTTCACCGACAAGGAAGTGGTGCAGCACGACAAGCTCCGCCAGCAGGCTATGGCGCAAGCACAGGCCCCGCAACAGGCCATGGCGGGGGTCACGGCGGCCAAGACGCTATCGGAAACCAATGTCGGCGACAGCAACAACGCGCTGGCGCAATTGCTCGGCGGAGGTGCAGCCGGCGGTGGTGGCTTAGGTGGCTGAGAAGAAAAACAAGACCGA